TATCTTACAAGCTACTGCGGATGTTACACCGCAAGAAAACCATGCTATTATCATATAGATTATTTTTAATTCGATTTCTTTCTTTCATTCCGTTCCCGATTGTCTTCCGAAACACACATTTTGCACCATGATGTCTTGATGTGATACACCTTTCCATTGCGATAGATTGTCCTGTCATAGAAGCAGGATAGTAGAAGCGGTCTTTTGCAGCGGCTGCACACCTTACGTTCTACACCGTCCACCATCACCCGGTTCCTCGGTTTCCGCTTCACTATCTCGCACGGGCCGCATTCGGATGCACCGTACTTTCGGCAATAGGCAAGGGAATGCTTGACACATTTCGCGAAAGAGGTGCAATCGGAGCGGGGGACTGTCTGATGAACATTCATACTGCATCATCCAATAAGTCAAACAACGTGGGCGCGCTCACTTCCATTTCTGCTTCATACAAGTATGAAAGGCTGTCTTTCCAGTAATCGTAATTCAGTTCAGTAGATAATCCTTTACGTCCTAAATTAACAGCACAATAAGGAACGGTTCCGATACCACCGAATGGGTCGAATACCAGTTCACCCTTATTTGAATACCGTTCAATCAGTCTTTCAACAATATCCAGCTGAAGTGGGCAGATGTGGTTCTGCCGTTTCTTCTGCGACTGTCTCGTATTGAGTGTGCGCATTCGGGTTACATCATCCCATATCCAGGGCTTCTTGCTTACCGGGTCAACAGCCATGAACGTTTTAGGCAGCTTTCCGTAGGCTTCCAATTCCTCAGCGAATGATACATGTTCCTCGTAGTTATATATATGCTCGCGTTCATAATTCCTGAACAAATGGCGTATTTTATCAATACCGGCACCTTTCATATCCTCGTAACTCAACAGAGAGTTACCAGAAGATTTCCAGCTTGCATGAGCATCTATCTGCCAACGGGCAAGCGAGTATTCACTCTTGTTTTTTACCACCGGAAAATCGGCATAGGCTCGTGAGGTATCAGAAGGAAGCTTGCGGAAAAGAAGGACATACTCAGGACAACCGATACCCATCTTTGAACCGTCCTTACACATTTCAGTATAGCCAAGTCGGTAAGTCTGGTTATTCTCCCTCACTACATCCGTATCCACTGTTATACGCCCCATGTAGCGGAACCCGTGTTTCATGTAGTGGAATACAGTCATTTCACTGAACGGGTCGATGGTAGGCATACCGTCACCTGTGGCATTGCCGAACAGTACGCGGTCTTTCACATGGATACAAGCCAACCGGCCAGGCTTCAATATGCGCATCAATTCAGGAGTAAGGTAATCCATCTGCTCAAAGAACTTGCTATTGTCCTCATTATGCCCGAAGTCATTATAGGTCGGAGTGTACTCATAGTGGTTGGAGAACGGGATGCTGGTTACAATCAGGTCTACTGAATTATTTTCCATTTTCTGACATTCAAGAACATTGTCGTTATTTATGGCCCTCCAAAGTTTACCGGATTTCTCTTCCCGGCTGGCGAACATCCACCGCATCATCTTTTCCTCAGCCTGCAAACCGAACAAACCGTTCTCGCGGACTATATCGGTCATCTTGGCTACCATTTGGCAGTGTTGCGCCCACTTCTGCATGAAGCTTTTGTATATCTCTCCCTCGCTTTCCGCATAGACCAGATAAAGGTCAACCGGATGCTGCTGCATAAATCGGTAGATACGGGCTATTGCCTGGAATTTGTCATTGAAACGGTAGTCGATGAACATGATTGCCTTGTGGCAGTGGTACTGGAAGTTCAAACCCTCACCAAGCATTTCAGGTTTGGCGGCCAGATATTTCAGACGTCCGTCTTTGAAATCCGCTATCACCTTGTCCGCTTCATCATCATCCTGCGAACCATATACAGCCTTACATCCGGGGATGGCGTCACATAATGCCTTCCGTTCATTTTCCAAGTCATGCCATAAAAGGAAATGGTCGTCCTTGTTTTCAGGACGGTTAATGATTTCCACCACACGGGCAATCTTTTCCTGCATGTTGTCCCGGCGTTCTTTCGCTGCGTCGGCAAGACCGAGAGCAGCCTCACGAAACATCTTCACTTGTCCGTCACGGTCGGCTCCGGCAGTGGAGTTATCCACACTAACCACTTCCTCATGTACACGCAGTTCAGGCAGTTCATATCCTATATCGGGATAACCGAGGTCGGACGGTTTAGTGAGGAACAACGCCCATGTACTTACCCAAAACCAGAACTCCTTTTCCTTATGCGGGTAAAGAGTAAGATTATTTGCCTTCGTGCTGTCACGCTGAAAAAAACGGGTAAGCGCCTGCCCTGTATCCATCACACCGAGATAACCGGCATAATGTATCAATTCCTTGTATCTATTAGGTGATGGTGTGGCAGTAGCGACAAACCTGTACGGTACTTCTGCAAACAAGGGAAGAAACTCCTGATAGGTCTTAGTACCAAAACCACGCAGTACACTCGCTTCATCCAATGATGTTACGGCAAAGTAGGAAGGTTCTATTCTCGCCCCGTCTTCACCGTCGCGCACACGCTCATAGTTCGTAACCATGATGTCAGTCGGGCATATCATCACATCAGCCATAGTTCGTACATAGGTCACTTTCATGTGCAGATGTTGTTCCGCTTGTGTAAGGAACTCAACTACTACACGCTTGGGACATACTATCAGCCCTTTGCCACCTTTGTGTTTCAGAACTACCCGAAGTATCTCCAACTGGGTTACGGTTTTCTGCATACCGAAACTGGAGAATATGGCACGGCAACCGCCGGGCACCCCCCCCCCGGCCGTATCTTTCACATGGGGGGATAAAAACGGGGGCGGGTCATCCGGACTGACCTCGAACCCGGTCTGATGACTGATGGCCATCTTGTCTTTCAGAAATTCTATATATTCTTTCATTATGCTATTTCTTTCAATAATTTCATTGTTTCACTTCTTTAGGTTTCCAATCAGACGGTAATTTTGCCCACTCGCGGAACTTGGCGTCGAAGTCGTCCATGTCCCTGAACATA